ATTACGACTCATCTGTTAAGTCAGTATCTTTCTTGTTGCATGTTGACCACAACTTTCCTCTACCTCCGTATGAAGAGATCACTAAAGATCAATACGATAAAGTGTTCTCTAAATTAGACTTTTCAACTCCAATTCATCAAAACGCTGCCAACTTGGATATTGATTTGGATGATTGTGCGACAGGTGCATGCCCTATTAAGTAACTATTCAACAATTTGTGTACAACAATAATCCCTATTTCATTAAAATTGGTGTATACTGAAACATATGTCCGATATTGTAAAGAACAAGCGCATCTGGGTTCCAGATAGAACATTTGGGGTTTGCATTTGGATATTACCTGATGGGCAACCTTTGTCTGATGGTGATGGATTTTTATCTGCAGAAGGTTTTATTGGTGACAAGGATATTGAATCAAGAGTTGAGGCTGCTGCAAAATACTGGACTGGCAGTGAAGAGGGCGAGTTGGCATGGGTGCATGGTGCTAGAAAAGTTTCTGGCTCCGAAAGAGAAGATCAAATTGCAAGATTTCATGACGGTCTGATTCCAGACCCATTGGAAGACGCTTTTGACGGATTGAGGAAAAATGGAAAATAAAACAACACATATGATTGATCAAACCGTTGAAGAAGAGATTGATGATTTAACATATTTTGGATTTGATTCATCTCCAACTAATGATGACCCGTTTGCAAAAGTTTCTTACTCTAGTCTTTCACCAAAAATGAAAAGGAAAGTTTCAAAACTTGCAAAAAAGTTTGAAGGAATAGATGGTGTAGCTAGTAAGTATATTGACCCAGAAACTCTGGATGGTTATAGTCTTTATGATATTGTAAACCCTCCATACGATTTAGATACACTTGCTGGTCTTTATGACTCTAGCGCTATCCATAATGCCTCAATTGCTGCAAGAGTAATGAACACCGTTGGTCTTGGTTTTGAGTTTGTTGAAACAATTAAAGCTAAAAGAAGATTAGAAAAAGCAGCTGGGGAGCCAGAAAGACTAGCGAGAGTGCGAAAAGTTATTCAAGATGAAAAACAAAAACTTGAAGATATTTTTGAAAACACTAACAAGGAAGAAACTTTTAATGAAACAATGATTAAGATTTGGCAAGATGTCTTAACCGTTGGAAACGGATACATGGAAATCGGTAGAAACAATGCTGGGGAGATTGGCTATGTTGGTCATATCCCTGGGACATTGATGCGTGTTCGCCGTAAAAGAGATGGCTATGTACAGATTGCTAAGAGCAACAAGATCTCTGCCGTATTCTTTAGAAACTTTCAAGATTTAGAAACAGAAGACCCAATCAATACCGATTCAAATCCAAATGAAATTATCCATTTTAAAACCTATTCCCCTAAGAATACTTACTACGGTATTCCTTCTGCGGTTTCTGCTGCTGCTGCAATTGTTGGGGATAAGTTTGCAAAGGAATATAATATTGATTACTTTGAAAACAAAGCAATTCCTCGCTATGCGATTATTCTTAAAGGTGCGAAGTTAAGCAATAAGTCAAAACAAGAATTGATTAATTACTTTAGAAAAGAAGTCAAGGGTCGCAATCATGGAACCTTAGTCATTCCGATTCCAGCATCGCTTGGATCGGATAGTGATATTAGATTTGAAAAATTAGAAGCTGGAATTCAAGATTCATCATTTGATAAATATCGTAAATCAAACCGAGATGAAATTCTTGTTGCAAACAGAGTTCCCGCCCCTAAGGTTGGTGTGTATGATAATGCCAACCTTGCGGTGTCTAGAGATGCTGATAAGACATTCAAAACACAAGTGATTGGTCCAGATCAATCGGTTGTAGAAAAAAGACTAAATCGTGTTGTTAGTGAATTTAGCGACATGGTTGTATTACAATTCAAGCGCATTGACTTGATTGATGAAGACATTCAATCAAAAATTAATGATAGATATTTAAGAACAGAAGTCATTGCTCCAAACGAAGTTCGTCAACAACTTGGATTACCAGAAAGAACAGATGGCGATGAACCATTGCCTTTCCCAACAAAGATTAAAAAAGAATCTGCTGGACCAGGAGCGCCAGCGGGCAATTCTAACAATATCTCCTCTCAGCCAAGAAATGCAATATCAGATACTCGTCAGGGTTCTAGTGACCCAAGAGCGTCTGGGGATCAGGCGGAGAGAGGTGAAGTACAAGATACCACAGGAGGTTCTTAATGAGTTACGGAGCTGGAATTATTTTTTCCAATACAGCAGTGACTAGTACGAGCGGCGCATCGGGCGTTGTATCTACTAATGGTCACACTAAATGCATACATTTTTATAATACCCATGCTACAACAAATGCTACGGTTAAGTTAAATGGTGGTCCACATCAAGTGGTAATTCCAGCAATTAACAGCGGCGGCGGTTATGTTGAGGTTGAAGGTGATTTTACAACTTTTCAAGTTATGACAGCAGCCGTTACACTTGCTGTATATGCAGTTGCATAATTTGCTTGCATTATAATAATGTATTATACTAGGGTTCACTATCTTTATGGACAATCTTAATTTTTCATTTCCAATCACAATGATTAAGACAGAGCAGCGCATTGTATGCGGTGTTGCTACAGCTGACAATGTTGATAAGTCTAATGATATTGTTGATTTTGCAGCATCAGAGATTGCTTTTAAAAACTGGCAAGGCAACATTCGTGAAATGCATGCCCCTATTGCTGTTGGAAAAGCCATTAGTTACAAACCTTTAAAGTTAAAAGGCGAGGATGGTCAAGAGTATAACGCTATTCAAGTGGAAGCTTATATCTCCAAAGGTGCCGAGGCTACTTGGCAAAAAGTTCTTGATGGAACACTTCGTGCCTTTTCAATCGGTGGTCGCATTACAAAGAAAGAAGTCATGGAAGGCAAGATGCATAATGGCAGACCAATTTCTATTATTAAAGAATACGATCTTGGTGAATTAAGTTTGGTGGATAATCCAGCAAATGCTATGGCAACAATTGATTTAGTAAAAATGAATAATGTTGGGGATTTGAATTACGCTCTTGATTGCGATTTGGATTGCCAAATTGAAAAAGCAAAACAACCATTAAAAGACCCAAAGGGTGGGTTGACTGCTGCTGGTAGAAGGCATTTTAAACAAACAGAAGGTGCAAACCTAAAGCCAGGTGTCCGTGGAGCTGCCAATACCCCAGAGAAAATGCGCCGCAAAGGTTCTTTCTTAACAAGATTTTTTACAAACCCTTCTGGACCAATGAAGAAGCCAAATGGCGAGCCTAGTCGCTTAGCTCTTTCTGCCGCCGCATGGGGTGAGCCAGTTCCACAGAACTCTTCAGATGCCGCTGCTCTTGCAGCCAAAGGTCGTAGGTTGTTGGAAAGGTATGCCAACACTAAGAAGAAGAGTGTTTCGGAAAATGATTTTGATAACTCCTTACTTGATTCTCTGCTAGACATTATTGAGAGTTCGGGTTATGCAGAATCAATTGAAGAAGATTTTACAATGGCAACTGATAATGTTGATAATGATATTATTGATATGCTCTTGGATGAATTATACGAGGAGATTGTTATGGAAGTAGAAAAATCATGTAATTGTGAAATTAATGTTGATAAGGAATTGCAAAATTTAGAAAAATATGATAGTGTAATCCCTATGGATAATTCTTTGACAGATAACAAGATGTCATTTATTAAGAAGTTTATTAATTGGGTAGGTCCAATTGATAATTTAGGACTAGAAAAGTCCGAGCAGGATACAGAAGCTTCAACAGAAGCGGATGTGATTGTTGAACAAGTGGAGGAACAAGATATGGATATTGAAGTTCTTAAAGAAGCCCTTGGTTCAGTCATTGATCAAAAGCTTACCGACTTCGCAACTTCATTTAAACAAGAAGTAGAAGCGAATGTTGATGCTAAAATTGAGGCTGTAACAAAGAGCGTTGAGGATCAGAAAATTGAATTGGCTGAGAAGTTGGAGACAACTGAGAAAGCCTTAGAGGTTCAAACAGCAAAGGTTGAGGAATTCGCTCAAGCAGGCGCTGTTAAGAAAAGCGTTGACCCAGAAGATGATGAAGATGGTGAGGAGCTTGTTAAGTCCGCACCAAAGTCATTCTGGAGCAATATGTATTTACCACAAGAGTTAATTAGCTCTTTGGGTTATAGGTCATAAGGGAGGATCATCATATGGCAACACAAAATGAAATTTTAGCAAAAGCTAATGAAGTAACAACGGCAGTGGTGAACTCGGGTAGCGGTGTAAGCTCTATCGGTGGTCTCCTTAATGCAGAACAGTCAAATCGTTTTATTGATTTCGTAGTAGATCAATCAACTTTGATGCAGAGTTCAAGAGTTGTGCGCATGCGCACACCTCAGGTTGACATTGATAAGGTGTCAGTCGGTACAAGAATTATGGCAAAAGCAACAGAAGCCAGTGACACTGGTTCAAACGCAGCGGTAACTTTTTCTAAAGTTTCGCTGAACAGCGTAAAGCTTCGTTTGGATTGGGAATTGAGCACAGAGTCGCTAGAGGACAACATTGAGGGTGCTTCGTTAGAAGATCACCTTGCACAAATGATGGCTCGCCAAACAGCAAACGATCTTGACGATCTTTTGATTAATGGCAACACATCATCTAACAATGGTCTTTTGAAGGCTCTTGATGGTTTCAGTAAGCTATCTCTTGCAGGCGGAACTGTTGTTGATGAAGCAGGAAACAATGTTTCCCGTGCAACCTACGACAGAATTCTTCGTAACATGCCAAGCAAGTATTTGCAACGCCGTAACGAATTGCGGTTCTTCTCAGGCTCGGCAGTTGTGCAAGACACATCTTTCAGCTTGCAGAACCCTAACTCGGCAACAGCAGCAACATCTGGAGCAGCAGCCCCAGCATCAACATATGGTGAGCAAGCATTCTTGAATGGTTCAATCCGTGCAAACGGTGGTCCAGGTGCTACTGGAATCTCTCCTTATGGTATTCCATTGGTGGAAATTCCACTCATGCCAGAAACAGTTACGGGTGACTATTCAGCCGCTGCTGGTTCACATGGTTATGTTGAATTAACATTCCCAAACAATAGAGTTATTGGTATCCATCGTGACATCACCCTCTACCGTCAGTTCCAACCAAAGACTGACACAATTGAGTACACACAGTTTATGCGTGTTGCAAACAACATTGAGAACCTTGAGTCTTATGTTCTTGCAAAGAATGTCAAACTGCGCACTCTTTAATATAAATAATTAATGTAGAAAGGGTGGAGTGTGAGTAATCACTCTCCACCCTCTCTCATGTTATACTGGATGTAATAGTCTATAGAATAGGATGGTTTATGGTAAACAGAGATAATGTAGTTACAACTGAAACAGCAGCCCCTCGCAAGAAGGCTCCAGCCAAGAAGGCTGCAGTTAAAAAAGAAGTAATTCCTACTGATGGCGATAATGATGGCTTGGTTGATGACGGAAAAGAAACGGAGCGGTCTGTTAAGTTAGCAGCCGTTTCTAGTGATACTGAGTCCCTTGTGATTTATTTTGAAAGTGGAATGGGCTATACAACGGGAGCAGGAATTAGATTTACAAGAGAATCTCCAATGAGAGAAGTCTCTTTTGCAGAAGGAAATTTACTTTTAAGACTTTCTAATTTCAGATTACCTAATGACGAAGAAAAGGAAATGTATTATAATAACTTGGAGGGCTAATTTATGGCAGGGAATCTTTCAGACTATCTAGAGAACGAATTACTTGATCACTTTCTAGGCACAACCGCATATACTATGCCAACCACTGTCTATGTTGCTTTGTACACAGTTGCTCCAGATGATACAGGCGGTGGAACACAGGTAACTGGCGGTTCGTATGCTAGACAGCCTGCAACTTTTGCTGCTGCATCTAGTGGTGCAACATCCAATAGTGCTAATATTGACTTTACGGGAATGCCTGCGGCTACAACTGTAGCTATTGGTATTTTTGATGCAATTACATCTGGGAACTTACTATTGTGGGGAACCCTTACAACGAACAAAACAACAGATGCTGGGGATACTTTAAGAATCGCAACAGGCGATCTTGACATCAGCATTGACTAGGAGATTAGCATGCTGAGGAGAGAATTTAATGGCGCAGTACTCAGGACAAGTCTTTCTGCTAGTATTAACAATACCGCTTCTTCAATTTCAATTGTTGATGGTTCAACATACCCGACTGGTATCAATCCGTTTGTAGTCGTTTTAGATCGTGGTAATCCATCCGAAGAAAAAATTTTAATTTCTTCAAGAGCATCTAATACACTTACTGTAGCAGAGCGAGGTTATGACGGCACAGTTGCTAATGGTCATATTTCTGGATCATTTGTAGACCATGTTCTTGATGCAGCTGTTATTCAAGATATGAATACAACAACATACGATAACGAAGTTCTTGTTTGGATGGGGGTATAATATGGCTAATTTAACACCAAAAAGTTTTTATATAGGAAGTGGATCAGCTATAGATGCTTACACAACAGCAAATACAGTTGGGAACTATTCAATTATTAAAAATATTAATCTATGCAATACAACTTCATCTAATGCTGTATGTAGTATCCATATTCTTGTTGGGGCGGCATCTGCTGCTGCTAATAATAAGGTAGTAAGCAATGTTACTGTATTGGCAAATAATGTTGTGTATTATAATACATCAATCGTTATACCTGCTAATAGTAAAATCTATGTAGATCAAGTTACGGCTAACGCTGTTACATTTACAATTAGCGGTGTAGAATATGCCTAACCTTCAAAATCAATCTCTATCTGAATCTGGTCAAATTGTAACTACTGGTGATACTGGTGTAGTTACAAGCACTATGATTTTAGACGGAACCATTTCTAATACTGATGTTTCAACCTCTGCAGCGATTGATCTTTCAAAACTAGCTTCTGGTTCTTCTGCTCAAGTAATTCTTGCTAATGCTACTGGTGTTGCAACATATGTAACTCCTTCTGGAGATGTTAGCTGGGATAATACAGGTAATGTGCAGATTGTTGCAAATACAATTGTTAACGCTGATATTAATTCTAATGCTGCTATTGCACTGACAAAACTTGCCTCTGGCAGTTCTGCGCAAATTTTATTAGCAAACTCTACTGGAGTTGCTACATATACGGCAGTTTCTGGTGATATCACTATTACAAATGCTGGTGTAACAGCTCTTGCTTCAAACATAACTATTTCTAATAACCTCACAGTTACTGGTGATTTAACTGTTAGTGGAAATACTACTACTCTTAATACTGCCAATCTTAATGTTGAAGATAATTTCATTATGCTTAATTCTGGTGAAACTAGCTCTCCTACTTTAAATGCTGGTATTGAAGTTGAAAGAGGAACTTCTACAAATGTTTTAATTAGTTGGAATGAAACAACAGACAAATGGCAATTCACTAATGATGGTTCAACTTACGACAATATAGCTGGAACTGCTAGTCCAACATTTACAGGAACCATAACTGGAAGCCCTGCTGCTGGTACAACAGCAACTGCCACTAGTGGTATTGGATATATGGGTCTACCACAGAATTCTACTA